CTGCGATCATGTCTAGCCACCGCTCGTAGTGATATTGATAATGCTGGATGCTGCCGGGGTATGTGTTGAGCCCCTTACCACCCGCAACGGCACGGTGCCCGTGAAACGAGATTGACTGTCCGCGCCGCAATTTGCCGTTTAGCTCTGAGTACACATCCCAGTTATTGACCGGCTCGCACGACAACGTGGGCAGCGACATCGGGAACTGTGCGCCGACAATCCACGGGTTAAAATCTCCCTTGTTGCTGCGCCCGAGTTTGTACCCGGCTGCACGCGCAAGATTACTGCGCTGTTCGTTCACACTGTTACCCGGATACACCATATATTTTGCTGCTGACGTGATGCCCTGCGCGAGCCAGAATTGTGCCGCTGGACCATATTCGCGTTGCAGTTCGGCCTCTGTAAGCTCTGCGCCGTAGTTGTGGGTTGCGGTGTGCGCCCAGATTTCGTGACCGCGCTGATTGAGTTCTCGGACTTGCTCGATACTCAAAAACGTCGGGTTTAGCCCCGGCACGGTGTATGTGCTGATGACGTTTAGTGAGCAGCGCCAGCCTCGGCGCTCAATCTCCGGGCACGAGTATGTATAAGCCGTGTTCGGCACATCATCAAAGTTGAGCATGACGGCGGATACCGCCCATCGTGCTGGAGCCCTTAAAATGCCGCCAATTTTGACTGTGCGGTTTTGCACGTTAGACAGTCGTATTTCCATCGACTGTACGCCAGACTCGTGTGTGTCTGTCCCAAAATATGACCAATTTACATGCCGCGCCGCACCCCCGAAGGTCCCTATCCTGCCGTACTCATTGGTTGCAATGCCGTCCTCTGTGTTGCAAACAGTCAACAAATTCCAACCGGGTTTGAGTTGCAATCCGCGCCACGAGAACTCCCGGTAGTTTGCCGGAGTCGCGCCCATCGTTGAGCCGGACGATACGCGCAGCGTAACGTCAGACGATGTCACGACAGTCCACGGCAGCCACACCGACACCATCAGTACATCGTCTGGTGCATAGAATTGCTGTGGCAAGTCATTCCACGTGATTCGGTGAGCGCTGGCGCTGGCGCTGGTTGTGCAGACCAGCGCGGGCAACCCTGTTGCCGGGTCGCTCGTCATGGGGTCCACGGCAGCGGCAGAAAACGCAGGCGATGTACCAAGGCCACTGTACATCGCCGCGCCCGCTACGTTTGCGACGTTGCATACGGGCGTTGGTGCTACGCGGATGAGTTGATTCATGCCGGGACGCCAAATTAACTCGCCGAGCGAATTTCTAACCACCCCACCCGGACCCGTTACGGCCCGGACAAGGCCAATGTTCTTGCCGTCGACGTTGAGGTCGGTAATTTCACCTTGGGAACCCACAACCCCGTATATGTCGTTGATGAGCGTTGTTTGTGTCATTTCATGAAGTCCTCATGGGGCTGAAAGTGTCCGTTACTGGTGTGCCGTCAGCCAAGCGCTGCCCGGAGTCCGTCGTCGGCCCCGCCTGCGGCGAGCCGCCCTGTCCCGGAGGAGGTTGCATCAGCATCCCCTGCTGCGCCATCTGAGCCTGCTGGATCATCGCCTGCGCCTGCGCCACCATCGCACGGGCCTTGGCAATCTCGGGGCTGGGGACGATCCGGTCGGCGTTCATGTCGAGCGTCTTGGCCTGCTCGCGCAGCAGCGCGGCAACCCCTTCGACCCCCATGATCTGCTGGGCCATCGGGTTGGTGAGCGCGATCTGCATCATCTCGTTGCGGCGCTGCGCGGCGGCTTCCTTCACCACCAGTGCGTTCGCGCCCTTGGCGACGACCTTCACGTCGCCCTTGAGGTCCGGGTCGTCCGAGTAGCGCATGTTCCACATCCAGAGCCGCTCGACGGCGGGCTGGATGACGTGGCGGTCGATGTTCGAGATGACCTGCTTGATCGCCTTCCCGGCGTTGTTCATCATCATGGACATGCCCGAGGCCGTGCGCCCCGCCCCGCCCGGAGACTCGCCCCCGGTGAGGTAGCGCGGGATGCCCGAGTAGTTGTCCGCGAGGTCGTGGAAGCGCTCGTAGATCGTCATCAGCTCGGAGGCGAGCGAGTTCGGCTGGAAGAAGTCCACCGGAGGGGCGCTGTTGTTCGCCATGTCGCTCGTGAACTGCCAGATTTTCCACGGGTACATCTGGGTGATCTCTTCACCTTGCGGCAGTCGGTCGACGTTGACCCAGACCTGCGGACCCGAGGCGATACCCATGTTGTTCACCAGCGCGCGGGCTGCGGCGTTACACACCGCCTGACAGTCGCGGATCAGGTCCATCGGGCTGTTACCCAGCCACGCCCCCGGCACCTCCTCGTAGGACGCCTTGTAGTACGGCTTGCGCCCGAGCGCCTCGGGGTTCACGACGGCCTTGATGACCCAGTCACCCACCAGCCACACCTCGACCGGGTAGTCCTTGAGCGGGTCGTCCACGACACCGTCGTCCAGCCCCCAGTCAAGCAGCATCTTGCCCTGCACCGAGCCCCAATATTGCAGTGCATCAATGAGCCCGGAGTCGTTCTCCAGGTCCGCGTCGCGCCCTTCGGCGTCGGCTTTCTCGGTGTCGATCCACAGCCACTCGTGCAGGCCACCGGCACCATACTCGTCGAGCACCGCGCGGATCGCGGCGTCCGAATACCCTTCAACCCCAATCATGGCCGAGAGGTCTTCGCGGGATAGGCGGTGGCGCTCGATCATCTCCCCGTCGTCGGGCTGCGCGCTGTGCTTGGCCCAGTAGATCATGAACGGATCGACCCGCTCCCAGGTGGGGGCCAGCTCGTCCTGGAGGTCGATGGTGTACTGCCCGTCCATCCCCTCGATCCACTTCAGCGCCTTGCGCCGCTTGACGATCGGCCCCTTGAACACCGCGTAGGGGAACGTCACCAGATCGTCCACAAACTTGTGGAACTCGTCGAGGAACCCACCCTCGACCATCTGGTCGTCCATCTTGCGCTTCATGTTCTCGGCTTTACGCGAGGCGTGCTCGCGCAGCTCGTTGACCATGACCTCCTTGCGCGCGATGAGGTACTGCTCCAGCTCGTCTTCCGAGGGGTTGATCCCCACCGAGGCGGCGACGGCCAGCTCCTGACGGATGCTCTGGTAGGCGCGCTGCACGAACTGAGGCGACAGCTCTGGCACGGGGGTCGAGCGCAGGATGTAAGGGATCGCCCCCTCCCCCGCGTCGTTCATCACATCACGAATCCAGCTCGACGCGGCACGCGCCTTGTTCGAGGACAGCATGAGGTAGATCGCCGAGCCGCCCTGCTGCTTGATCTGGGCAAGAATCTCCGGGTCGTACTCACCCCGGCGCTGGCGCAGGCACGAGAGCAGTCGCGGCTCGACATCCTGCTGCTTGTAGTCCCGCATCGAACCCCACCGGGACTTGACGTGCCCTGCGAGGTTGGTGATGTACGATCGACTGTTGGCGATCTGCGCCTGCGCTTTCTCCTCTGCGTGGAGCTGGGAGAGGTTCTTGATGGGCAACACGCCCCCGATGGACATGACGAGCCCGGAGCCCGGTTGAGACGGCAGCGGCGCGTTGAAATCCATGTTCATCCTTGGGGTGCGGGTGCTCTAAGATGCCACCGCTTATAGCAGGTTTGGTGGGGTGGGGCAAGGTGTTTAGGGTGTGGCACGTTTGATTGGGGTCACGTCCAGGCATAGGCTGCGGGTTTGATTTCGCGTCGTTTAGTCTGCCGCGTGCCGAGCGCCCCACCGTCGATCACCAGTGCGAGGTACTGGAGCGCGTCGTGGGGGTGGCTGTACTTGTTCTTCACCGGCTCGGTGTCCTGCACCAGATCACCTTCCTTGTTCGTCTTCCAGCGGTAGCCTCCCTGAAACCCCCGGATGATTGTCGAGCACGACGGGTCGATCTGCACGCGTGGGCGGGTGTCTGCGGACTGTGTGAGGAGGTTGTCCACCGCCTCGATGCGAAGCGTCGGCTTGTTGGTCTGTGGCTTCACCACCTTGAACCCCTCGCTGCGCAGCACGTCCACCGGGCTCACCTCCCCCACCTGTGTCTTCTGCCAACCAGCAGGGTCGGGCGCGATGTAGGTCGAGGCGCCGGGGTACTTCTCGAAGAGGTGCGGTTTGAGCAGCGTCTTCACGAACGTCTGGATGCCCATGTTCTCGCCGATGACCTCGGACAGGATGTTGATCCCGCCACTGGGGGTGAGCTGCCCGATGACCGCCGCAGGCGTACGCCCGAAGTCCAACCCGATGCACAGGGGGTAGTTCTCCGAGGTGATGGGGCGCAGGGGCTTCTTGGCGACGTGGCGCTCGTGCCGGAACGTCTTGTCGTAGACCGGCAACCCGTCCAACGACCGACCATACTTGCTGCGCAAGTAGACGTCGATAAAGTCGCGGGTCTTGCCCTCCAGCGTGTTCGGGTAGTAGTCCTTCGCCAAGTTGTCGTAGTTGTCGTGCTCCGGGTCGACGGCGTACTCGTTCCCATCCACATCGCGGGCGACAATGTGTTCTTCCGGGTCTTCCCCGTACTTCTCGACCCACTCCTCGATCGGCAACACAGCGGATGGTTGAATGTGCACGCTCCAGTTCTTCGGGCGCTCCTCCTCCATTTTCTTGTGCCACCACGAGTCCTCCCCAGGCATGTTGGTGTCGAAGATCGCCCCGGCACGGGACGCGCCGCCGTCCTTCATCGAGGGGTAGCGGTTCACCCGCATCAGCAGGCCGTCGACAACGTCTGGGTGGAGCTGGCGGCACTCGTTTCCCCAGAGTCCTGTGGCTTCAAGACTCAACGCCTTTCGGACGTCGTCCGGCGTGTCGAGCGCGATCAGCATCCACTCGGACTGCACGATCGTGCCGTCCTCCAGGCGCAGCCGGTAGTAGTACGTCTTCTCGGTGGCCTTGTATTCGCCGTACACGCCGGGAGGGAACCAGTCGTCGATCGTCTTCTTCGTGGTGGACCGAAGTTGGTCCGCCGTATTGCGAACGATTAGCATTCGCGTTTTGCGAACACCCTCGGCGTTGGGTTTCTGGTCGCAGGCCCACCGCATCAGCTCGTGCGCGCAGCACACGCTCTTACCGCCGCCGATCGGGCCTGCTAGGACGCGCACGTAGGCGTCCGACAGCATGAAGTCCTCCATCGTCTGGGAGGCGATGAATTTACTCATTGGGCGTCACGTCGATGATGTTCTCGCGGGAACCCTTCACGTCCAGGTTCCGCTCGGGTCGGGTCGGGAAGACGATCTGGATCATGGGGAGGCTGTCGAGGCTGTTGACCCGCGCGATGGGGGCGGACTCCAACCGGCCGACTTTCTGCAAGGACTTGATCCACTCCAGGCGCTGGGCTGGGGTGAGGGTGGGCGACATCT